ATGGTATAATGCCTGGGCACTTATAGAAAGTAACGTGTCTTTATTTATACAATATATGATATCTAAAAAGAAACAAAGATATCTTGTACCAAAAGGACAGATAATGTTCTTAAAAGATCTTGGTGCAAATACTAATGTTTACCAGGAGTATGGTTGGAGAAATACCGGCACATTATTTAAAGGACATTTATTAAGCTATGTTATTGAATACTGCAAAGAAGAATTAGATGTTCAAACAAAATCTGATGGTACAATTGTAAAAACTAAATATGGAATAGAAAGAATTCCAGACCCCATGTTGATCAAAGAGATGCAAGAATATGCAGATGGAGTTAACGTGGATAGACTTGTAGCATTTACAGCATTAATTGCATTCATGAGAGTTCAACAATCAAATAGAGGATATGCAAGAAGAACCATTATGGATGATGCTGCTAAAAACTTGCAAAAGTCAGAAAATTTGTTTAAATTAAATAGTAGTCCATTTAGACATATGGGCAGCACTCGTGGATTAACAAATGGTTCAGTATTTAAAAAATCACCATTTAAAAATATAAAGTAACTATGCAAGTATATAACGCATTACAGTTAAAGAAAGGAGCTAAGGTAGATCAAAATAGATTGGGTAGTGTTACCCAACCCTTACAATTTTTATCTAAAAAAGATAAAGATCCGGAATGGGCTGCTTGGAACTTAGACTGGTTAGAGTGGAATGGTCTTAAGCAAATCAGAAGAAATGCAAGAAGACTAATGAAAAACTATAAACTTGCAAAGGGTGTTATAGATAGAACAGATTATATTGTAGAAGAAAACAATGAGTACAAGGATATTGTAGAAATGCTTACAGCAGAAGATGCTTCTGCATTAGAGTTAAAATTCTATCCTATTATTCCAAATGTTATTAATGTTCTTGTAGCTGAATTTGCTAAGAGATCAACCAAGCTTACATATAGAGCAGTAGATGAGTTTTCATATAATGAGTTGTTAGAAGAAAAAAGAAAGATGGTAGAAGAAACTCTTCTAGCAGATGCTCAAATGAAAATTGTTACTGCATTGTTAGAGCAAGGATTAGATCCAAACTCTGAAGAAGCACAACAACAAACTTCACCAGAAAATCTTAAAACACTTCCTGAGATAGAAGCTTTTTTTAAGAAAGATTATAGATCAATGATAGAACAGTGGGCTTCTCATCAACATAAAGTTGATGTAGAAAAGTTTAAGATGGATGAGCTTGAGGAAAGAGGCTTCAGAGATATGTTAATTACAGATAGAGAGTTCTGGCATTTTCATATGATGGAAGATGACTATCAGGTAGAACTATGGAATCCTGTAGTTACTTTCTATCACAAGTCTCCGGATGCTAGATATATTTCTCAAGGAAACTGGGCAGGTAAAATAGATATGTTAACTGTATCAGATGTAATAGACAAGTATGGTTACATCATGACTGAAGAACAGTTAAAAGCTTGTGAGGCCATTTATCCAATTAGATCAGGTGGTTATATAGTTGGTGGTTATCAAAATGATGGTACATATTATGATGCAACAAAGTCTCATGAATGGAATACTAACATGCCTTCTCTTGCATATAGACAATTTACCACAGCTAGAGCAAATTCAATTACTGATGGTGGTGATATTATAAATCAAATATTATCACAGGGAGAAGATTATTTTGATCAAGGCACAGCATATTTGCTTAGAGTAACTCAAGCATATTGGAAGTCTCAAAGAAAAGTGGGTCACCTTACTAAAATAACTGAAGATGGTCAGGTTACTAATGAAATAATCACAGAAGATTATGAGGTAACAGATAAGCCTATTTATGATACTAGATTATTTAAAAATAAAACAAAAGATAATTTAGCATTTGGAGAACACATAGACTGGATCTGGATCAATGAAGTATGGGGGGGTATAAAAATTGGACCAAATATTCCATCTTTCTGGGGTATGAATAATCCTGGTGGTTTCTCACCTATCTATATTGGCATCCAAAAAAATAAAATTGGGGCATTAAAATTTCAGTTTAAAGGAGATCAGAGTTTATATGGATGTAAGCTTCCAGTAGAAGGTGCAGTATTCTCAGATAGAAATACAAAGTCTACAGCTTTAATAGACTTAATGAAGCCATATCAGATTGGATATAATATTGTAAACAATCAGATTGCAGACATCTTAGTAGATGAGCTTGGTACCATTATCATGTTAGATCAGAATACTTTACCTAAACATTCACTTGGTGAAGACTGGGGTAAAGGAAACTATGCTAAGGCATATGTTGCAATGAAGAATTTCCAGATGTTACCATTAGATACTTCTATTGCAAATACAGAGAATGCATTAAACTTCCAACATTTTCAAAAACTAGATCTATCTCAGACAGAAAGATTAATGTCTAGAATTCAGTTAGCTAATCACTTTAAACAACAGGCTTATGAAGTAATTGGTGTTAATCAACAAAGAATGGGTCAGCAGCTATCTCAAATGACTGCTACTGGTGTTGAACAAGCAACTGCAGCATCATATGCTCAAACAGAAATATTCTTTATTCAGCATTGTGATTACTTAATGCCAAGAGTTCATCAAATGAGAACGGACTTAGCTCAGTATTATAATGCTACTAAACCATCTGCAAGATTATCTTATACTACATCTGCAGATGAGAAAGTTAATTTTCAAATTAATGGAACAGATCTTTTAATGAGAGATCTTAATATCTTCTGTAGTACAACTGCAAACCATAGATCTGTTCTTGAGCAGTTAAAAGGAATGGCAATGCAAAATAATACCACAGGTGCATCCATTTTTGATCTAGGTAAGATTGTTCAGTCTGATTCAATTGCTGAGCTTAATAATGCTCTTAAGGCATCTGAGGACAAACAGACTAATCAGAAACAACAAGAGATGCAACAGCAACAACAAATGCAAGAACAACAAGTTAAATCTCAACAAGAAATTGAGAAAATGAAAATTGATGCTCAAGCTGCTGAAAAAGAAAAAGATAGACAAAGAGATATCTTAGTTGCAGAAATTAGAGCTGCTGGTTATGGAGCTATGGCTGATGTAAATAAAAATGAGATGTCAGACTATGCAGATCAAATGAAAGAGATTAGATCTTCTGAACAGTATCAACAACAAACTGATTTGCAGAGACAAAAACAGTCTAATGAAAACATAAGACAATCTCAAAAGATAGATGTTGAAAGAGAAAAAATACAAGCTCAGAAAGAAATAGCTGATAAACAACTACAAGTAGCAAGAGAAAACAAGAATAGATTTGATAATAAAAATAAGAATAAAGAAAAAGAATAAGCACTTAGCCATATAGTGCAAAAAATAAATATTCTTGTTATAAATTTTTCAAGTTTATTGCTTATATTAAATTGTAAACAAAACCAACACATATGGACGAATTAAATAAAGTACTTGGTGAAGACCAAGTGCAAGATTCTACAAAGGTAGAACAGATAGATGTAAACATTGATGAGATGTTTGGAATGCCAGGAGCAGAAAATGTTATGCTCCCAGCAGATGAAGAAAAACCAAAGTCTATGTTTTCTAAGGAAAAAGTAGACACAACGTTCCTTGACAAGCCTGCTTCTAAAGAAGAAGTAGCAAAGAAAGAAGAAGTAGAAGAAACTATTGCTGAATTAGATAGTTTAATTTCTCAAGAAGAGGATGCTGGTAATAAAGGAAGACCAAAGGTTGATAAATCTGGTCTTGCTGAGTTAGCATCTAAAATGATTGAGGAAGGAGCTTTAGTACCTTTTGATGATGATAAGCCATTAGAGGAATATACTACAAAAGATTTCCGTGAACTATTTGAAGCTAACTTCCAAGAAAGAGAAAATGCAGTAAGAGAAAATACTCCAAAAGAGTTTTTTAATGCACTTCCAGAAGAACTTCAGTATGCAGCTAAGTATGTAGCAGATGGTGGTACAGATCTTAAGGGTCTATTTAGAACTCTTGCTCATGTAGAAGAAATGAGAGAACTAGA